CCAGATGCGAGTGCAACTGCTCGAGGTGTAATTACCACAGGAGCGCAAACGATAGCAGGGGCTAAGACATTAACTGGTGCATTAGTTGGTACAACTGGTAGCTTTACATCAAGTGGTAGTAGCGATACATTTAGTATTAGTCATTCAAGTGGTGCGGGAATTGCGTTAAATATTACTAAAGGCGGAAATGGCGAAGGTATATACGTTAATAAAACTTCTGGAAGTGGTAATGCGGTTACAATCATAGGAACTTTGAACGCTACAACTTTGGTTAAGAGTGGTGGCACATCTTCTGAATTTCTAATGGCTGATGGTAGCGTAAATACTTCTGTTAGTCCTACTGGTGCTTACCTTCCATTGACAGGTGGTACATTAAGTACAACAAACACTACCGAAACTTTAAGAATTGTAAATGCCGGAACAGGTTATGGTTTATATGTTCAAAGCGATAGTTTTTTCCAAGGAAATGTAACATTTCAATCAGGATTTAAAAGTCCTACAAATACTTTTACATTACCATCTGCCACAGGAACATTAGCTTTAACATCTGATTTATCAGCTTACCTACCATTAACAGGAGGTACGCTTACAGGTGCATTATCAGGCACAAGTGCTACGTTTAGTTCGACTGCGACTGCATCAGCGTTTATTCCGACAGGCTCGACAGTTCCATCTAACGGAATGTATCTAAGTGCCGCTAACACTTTGAATTTTGCAACGAATTCAACTAATCGTTTGACTATATCCACAACATTGGTAACGATTTCAAGCGCCTTAGCTGTTACCGGTAATTTCTTTATGACAGGAGCAAACGTTACAATCAATGGTGGTACAAATACAGGAAGTATTCAGTATGGAAATGGCACATCTTCAACACACTTAAAAACGTATGGTTCAACTCATGCAACTCTTGCCAACGTAATTCAATTAACTAATAATAGTGTTGTTTCATTAACATTGGCAGCAACAGGAGAAGCTACGTTTGCTTCATCTGCTACTGCTACTGCGTTCATTCCAAGCGGTGCAACAATTCCGACAAATGGAA